GCCACCTGAGCACCAGGAACGATCCTTCTCCTCGACGCACAGACCAATAGAGCCGTCATACCCAACAACATAGTTGCAGGAGGCTTTCCTGCTGCTGGGCTGGAACACCTCGCACCCGCGCTTCGCAGTCACCTGCCCAACAAAGCAGTGGATGGTGATGGTGTCGATAACGTGGTTTCGATTTGGCGTCCGGTTCGGGGAAATCATCCTGACCGTAGCCAGGGAACTATTGGTGAATCCCATAATGCCGTCTCCTTTCTTTGCATACTTGTCGAAATACTTCTGGCCATATTCAGCCCGCTGCTTCTGCCTTGCCTCGCTCTGGTCCGCGGGACGCTCGAACTGGAGGAGAACGATGTCGGATGCCTCTCGGACGCTGACAGTTGTTCTCAGAATATTCAGCACAGTCTTGTAACCAGCGGAAAGTTCCTGCATCAGAAAACCAAGCTGCATTTCCAGGTCGCCGATACTCTTCCCTGCGGCCTTGGCGTAAGCCAACAGAGCAGCCTTTCGGCTGGGATATGTCCATTGAGCGAGACCATAGCCCGCCCGGTCATTTCCGAAATTGGCATAGGTGCCTCGGTCGACCATCTCGGTATACTCGGCGTCGGCCATCTCGGTATACTCGGCGTCGGCCATCCCCAACTTACCCTCGTAGCTGTTCTGAAGATTGTTCGGGCGAAGCCCACTCTCGGCGTAGAGATTACCCATCAAACCAGCAACGCCGGCATCGGTAAGCCCCTGTGCTTTCAGATACTCCCAAATCGTCTTCTCGGACATAGCATCACCCTCTCGTGTTCCATTTTCTCTTGTTCGCCGCATTGAGTCTCTTGTTGTAGGTGATCTGCTCCGCCCTGGGAATCTTCTGCGGCTTCTGGCTCTTTGCGTTGCAGACGTTGATAAGCGTGAGCAGCCGGTTCAAATGCCACTTCTGGCACTCAAAAGGAATGCCGTGACAAATCATCCAGTAGTAGATGATTTCAGCAGTTACTCTCGGTTCGCTGGCCGTACTCTTCTTCATGTTGTGAAAGGTGGTAGCCGTCATGGAAGCGTCGATATAGGCTTCTACCTCCCGCAAAATCTCCGGAGTAATAGCCCTATAAACAGAGGGGTCCACATTCTGCGTCAGCGTCATACAGCGAACGTAGTCAATGGACTCCTCCATCGTTCTTCTCTTCTTTGACAGAAACGGCTTATGCCATTTCGACTCCCATTTTGAAAGTGAGACCAGCGAATGCTCCAATCGAAGCGTCTGCTCTTTTACAGGGATGAAAGTTTCGACGCCGTCAAACAGCTCGGTTTCAGGAATCGTAATTTCCAGCATTTCCGGTCTCCCTTATAAGGATCAGGCCGGAGACGGCGCGTCAGAACCGCCGGGGAGGGCAGGCGTCTCAGCGTCAGATGCCACATCCTCTTTGGCCGGGATGATGCCGGCGACGAAATCGCTTGCAGCCTTGGCGTTAGTAGCCAGCTCCATGAACAACTGGCTGTACGCCTCCGTCTGAGCGAAAGCATCGCGGACCTCCTGGTTCTTGATGAACCGGCGGCCATCGGGGGACTTCACGCCGTAGGACTTGAGGATGATGTCCTTCATGGTGTCGATGATCTGCCGGCCGTTCTGCGCCTGAACGACACGGTTAATCATGGCGGTGAGGCCGCCGTCCACAGAGAGCTCCAGCTCGGTCACCTCGGCCTGGGTCAGATTGAAGTAGTGGTCCTCGGTGCGGGGATTGCCGTTGTAGTCGACAAACTTAAAGGTTCTTTTCAGCATTGGAAGATTCTCCTTTCAAAAATTAAAGAAAGCGGAGCCCTCGGTGAAGAGAGCCCCGCTTCGCAGGGTACGGATGTTGTGCAGGAAATCAGCCGGCGGGCGGGACTTCCTTGAAGAACTCGATGACCTCCTCGGGCATCGGCAGCCTGGACTCAACAGCGGCACTGTCGCCGGCGGCGTCCTGGCCGTAGATGATGTCCTCAAAGGCGGCCAGCTTGGCCTTGTCGGTCTTGGTGGAGTCGATGGTCATGTGGGCGGTGGCCTTGTAGCCGGGGACGTCCACGGGAGTGGTGGTCAGAGACCAGCTCATGGCGGTGGCCTCGGGGCTGTCATTGACGGTCTGGCGGTTCTTCTCGGAGGGAGACGCCTGGGCCCCGTAGACCAGATGCAGCTTATAGCCGTAGTTCTGGCCGACCACATCGTTGCCGATCAGGGTGCGGTAGGACAGACCGAACATCTTGCGGACCTGCTGGCCGATGGTCACACCAGGGGCGACCTCGGCAGAGCCGTCGCACTCCTCGAACTCGGGGGGATAGGTGAAGGCCTCCACAGTGGCGCCGAAGTCCTCGGCGGACATCAGGTTGAGGTACTTGATGTTATCGGCCCAGACAGCGTTGGGCTCGCCGCCGGAGGGGGTCTCATTGACTGCGGACAGACCATTCCAGGGCACACCCTTGGCATACTTGCCATCGTTGCCCATGGGGAACAGGACGCCGTGATCCAGACCGGTCTCAAACAGCCGCTCGCCGATCTGATCCCATTTCATTCTACTCATTGTCGATTTCCTCCTTTATAAGGTTAGAAGTATAGGGTAAATACGTCGTGGTGCAGATTGTCCGCTGTAAAATGGCGTTCATGAGCGCACATCGGCAGCAGCGCAACCTTTTTGGGCAGGTCGCTGTCAGGGTTCCTGTAAATGAGCGTCACCTGATAGCAGTCGTGCAATAAGTAAGGCTGATTGTTGGCAAACGTAGGCTTTATGAGCTTGCGCTCATAGACGATGCAGTCATATTCCATCTCCACATCAGCAGGGGGCTGGAAATAGGCCCGGCATTCGTCGCCTCTGTCGGGGCAATCGAGGATGCTACACAGATTTTTGTGAAGTTCGAGTCTTCTTTCCGTTGTAGACACCCCCAATCGTCAAGATCAGCCTGGGATACTGGACTTCTACTTTGGTCACTTTCCATTTCGTGCCCATGAACCCGACATAGCGCATCCGGTAGAAGTTCTGATAGGCAAATGGATCGGCGACTATGCTGATCTCATTTGCAACATTGATGTTGTCGTTGAGGGTTTCGGCAGATTGAATAAGCCCGGTGTTCCGAAGCAGGTCACCGCTATACATCCGTTCGGTGATCTTTTCCTCGTGAACGCCGGGCGCTGTCTCAACCGTATCAGCATAGCCTACCGGTCCATAAAATTTTGCCATTTTGAACTTTCTCCTTTACGGATTGGAACCGCCGCCGGAAGCGGGCTTCACGGGCTCTTCCAGGGCGATGGCGGACCACAGCCGGTGGAGAGCACCGGACAGACGGGTCTCGATCAGGTACTTCTCCTGGTTGAAGTCGATGTCGAACTGGTTGAAGCGAGTGATCTCGCCGCCCTTGGTGGAACCGACGGTGTAGTCAGCCAGGTTGACGAAGAGGCCCAGGAGCTTATGCTGGACGTTGTCCTTGTCGGTGCGGGCCAGGCCCTCGAACTGCTCAGCAGTGTAGATGTTACCGACGTTCAGGGCGGCAGCCAGGTCGGCCTTGGAGTTGTAGATGCGGCGACCGTTCAGGTCGCGCGCCAGCAGCATCACATTGACCAGGTGGGGCGTGCAGAACAGGTCGGGCGTGCCGGTGCCCTTGAACTTCTCCCGGGAGTACAGGGCGGCGGTGATGATGGCCTCGGCGTAGATGTAATTATCGCCGAAGTTCATGTCGGTGCGAGAGCCCTGAAGCTCGTTCCGGGCGGCCTCGATGTCCACGTCATAGTGGATAGTGTAGAGGTCGTCGTCGTTCCAGATGGAGCGGATGTGCTCTTCGGAAATCTTCTGCTCGTCGGCCTCATCACGGCCATCGCCGATCATGATGGCAATGGCAATCTCCTCGTTGAGGGCCATCTTCATGACGCCATACTTGTAGTTGACCACATCGAAATCGGTGATGTCGATGATATCATCCCGGTGCATGGAGTCGCGGATGTAGATGGTCTGAGGATCGGTGGTCCGCTTCATCAGCTTCATGTTGCCGGAGGGAGTCTTACGCTTGCCCTTCTGGTAGCCATGAGCCCGGATGTCGTCGCCGCGGGCGTCCATATTCCGGGTGCGGATGCGGCTGATGGGGCTCTTATGAACCTTGCTCATGACCACGCCGACCCAGCCCTGGTCCCGGGTGATGAGCTCGGGGGCACCGGGCTTCAGATCCTTGTACTCGGGGAACAGGGCCTCGATGTCGTCGATGCCATGCTTGAGGGTGTCGCTGTTCTGCTCGGCGTAGAGCTTCAGGGCCCCCTGGAGGGTGCCGACGCTCTTCGTCTTGGCGCTGGCGATGATCTCCGTCTGGGCAGAGTGGCTCAGGGTAAAGTCCTGGGTCTCGTCAGGCTTGTCGAAAACGTTGTGCTTCATGATGTTGTCTCCTCCTTCAGGATTGTCAGAATGTGTGACGGTGCCGTCCGCTCCGTCGGGCTTGGGGTCGGGATCAGGGTCGCCAGACTGTCCGCCTCCCTCGGCGGCCTGCTTGAGCATAACCCCCATCGCCAGCTTTTGCTTGTCCGTGAGGCTGTTCCACACGTCCTCGATGGTCTCATCGTTTTTGCCGTCGGGCTTGGGGTCAGCTTTGGGAGGGGCGGATGCCGGCTCCTGGCCGCCTTCCTCGGAGTGGCAAAGAGCGATAGGCTCACCAGTCCCGATGATGACCTCCTGCTCGGCGCCCTCGCCGTGGGCCAAATCCACGAAGTCGATGAACGCTCCGGGGTTGGCTCCGGCGACGACCAGGCTGAGCTCGCGGATGTCACCGTGAATGACATCCTTGCCACGGCCGTTGGACTGCTGCTTCAGGCCGTTGGCGTAGATAGACAGCGCCTGCACGTCGCCATGCTGTACCAACTGCTTGGCAGCCTTACCGCTGTCAGTGTCATTGAAGAAACCATAGGCGTACACACCGTCCTGGCGGTTCTCCAGAATGGCGTGGCCCAGAATATTGGCGGGGTCATTGTGCTGGTGGTTCCACACGATGGGAACCGACATCCCGTCACAGTGCTTGAAAGCGTCGCGGCGAATCGTGCGTCCGTCGGCGCAGACAAGGTCGTTTCGGGTTGCCCAGCCACTAAAGTCATACTTCAGTTCCATTTTGAACATTGTCCTCCTTTGGTGTTGTAGTGGGTTGCGATTGGGGTGTGTTCTCGGCCGGTGCGCTCAGGTTACTGTTCCGGAGCTCGTCCGCTTTCGGGTCAGTCGAGGGTTTCATGCCGATCTTCTGTCTGATCTCGTTCGAGGTCATGATCTCGTTACGAGTCATCTTGTCGGAAATCTCAGCAATCTCACCCACAGGCACCAGCTTGAACGGATCTCTGAAGAACAGAATGGACTGCTTCTGTGACCGAGCGGTTTTGGTGAGGAATTTCCTTTTCATCTCGTCAACGATAGCGGAGAGAATGGGTTCAATCGTCCTGGTGTAGTAGTTCTGCATTGTCTTCTCGTCGGCGGAACCGTCCATGATGCCCTGAGTCAATCCCAACTGGCTGTAAAGCATACTCGTCAGGTATTCGATCTGGCTCATGAGATTGTTGTCGACGGGTCGATTTAGCTGAACCACATGCTCCGTTCCATCGGTGTACGCAACACCATACTTGGAACCGGACAACTGCTCCTCGATATCTTTACGGCGTTCTTCCGCCTGTTGACGCCTCGCTGCCGTCTTAATGACGTAAGGAAGCTGGATGATAAGGTTGAGCTTTCCGGAACCGCTCTGCTCATCGATTGCGTCCAGCAGGTTGAGCTTCCGAATCAGACGCTGCATAGTGGAGTTGGGCTCATTCATGACCGAGTAGAAAGGATTTTCCACAATGGCCACGGTGCTTTTAGGCACCAGAATGTCCTCTTTTTCTCCCTTGCGGTCGTTGTAGACCCGGACTTTCACATGCTGCGGATACCACTCCAGGATTTTTCCGGTCCGCATCGTGGAAATGTCAAAGGAGCCTGTCTCCTTGGGATTGAATGTCGTGTCCACAGGGACAATAGCAACGCAGCCCTCGTCCAGCATAGACATGACAATGTCCTGAACGAAAGCTCGGCCTGTCTGGTCGATATTCGCCTCCAAATTCAAACAGTTGTTCAAACCGCTCTCAATGACTTCCTTGAACCGGTCGTTCTCGTCCAGCCGGACATGCTGGATCGTCATAGAAGACACATCCAAAGCGATGCGGTTATAAACCGAGGTCACAATGGAGCGTTCGTTCCCCCGACTGAAAATAGGCCGGTCCGGACGGTAGGAATAGCTGGGGCCAAAGGAATAACGGTAACTAAGCGGGTCGCGGCTGAGAAACGTGTTCCATGCGTGCCGCAGCCTGGAACCAAGCGTCATTTCCATTCGGAACTCATCACCTCCTTCATGACATAAAAAATCCCGCAGACCAATAGGCCCGCGAGTCCGTAAAATTACTCAAATGCTTCGGGATTGTGCTTATAGGCGATGTAAGCGTCCATCATGGCCGCAACGGCATCAATTTTTTGCTCATACCGCTTTTTCAGCAGCTTCCGGTTTCCATTGGTGTCTTCCATAGCGATACAGTTTCCCATCGCGTAGGTCATAAGCTCCTCATCGAAAATGAGCAGTCTGTCCTCAGCAAGTTTCTTCAGCTCGCCAAGAGGAACCGACTCTGTCTTCGCGCCCTGAATGACCTTTTCGATGCCAAACGGCCCATTTTCAGCGGCCCAGCGTTCTACGAACTCCTTGGCATTGTACGGGTCATAGCCAAAGCATCGGACATCATAGCCACAACGGACAATGTGATCGTCCAGGTCTTCGTAGACCTGCATCATATCCAGAACTGTTCCCTCAAGAACGATAAGACTACCCTCATTCATGAACTGCTCATACTTGATTCGCATGGCTGCCGGAAGTTTGTTCAGCGTGCGGGAAGAAATGTAGTTCCGGGTCTTTACCCCAAAACGTCCATTTCGCAACGGGAAAAGAAATGTAAAGGAGCAAAAGTCATCCCCCTGAGAAAGATCTCCACCAAGAGCACAAGGCAGTTGCCAAAAGCTCCGATGAGGATGACAGAGGGTTTCTTCATACGTGAAGTAATAGGTATAGCCTTCCATCGGAAGACCAAACCGCTTTGCCAGAATATCATTGCGAGCGGCAGGGGCTTTCTCAGCTCTGTCAACGTCTAACTGGTACGTTTCATAGGTGACTGTCTTCCCAATGTTAGGGTTGGCCTTCATCCACATCTCAGGGTAAGCTACTTCATCCACGGAATCCAACTTGTACCACCAGATGGAAACATGAGGATTGATGTAGTCGCCCTTTAGAATGTCCATGAGCTCCATTTTGATAGTGTCGCCAGCCCCGTTTCGGACTGTGCCTTCGGAACTCGTAGCTGTAATCAACCAGTCATCATTTTTGGAAGCGCCCTGCTCTATTGCGCCGATAGGGTCTTCACGAATGTCCCCGGAAAGCCACTCATCAACAGTTGCAATTTTGCAGCGAAGACTTTGGAGTTTATCGATGGACATGGGGATGATTCGTATAATTGACCCCGTGATAAAGTTCTCAATACCTTTCTTGGTCGAGGCCAGTTTCACACGATTGGCCTTGGAACCAGTGGTGTTCTGGAGAGAACCTTCAGTTAAAAACTTGAAAAGGGGGCCTCGTGCTCTGGTTATAGCGGTTTTAATTGGGGTCAAAACCTCTTCAGACTGGCGTACAGTAGGGGCGGTGACGATTTGGTCGGTCGTGGATGTATCAATGTTTTGGAAATAGGATTGAACGCAAGAGTCATAAAGAGATTTTGCAGCCCCACGCCCAACAATCAAATACTGCTTATTGATAAGCCGCTTTTTAATTGTTTTTGTAACGTAGTGACCCCCATGCCCATCCGCATTTGGCTCATAAACAGATCGTTCAACGAAATAGTACCAGCCAAACACTTGCTCTCCCCAGAGCTTGAAACTGTCCAACAGACAAAGATCGGACCCGTCTGTTAATGTCAATTCAGACTCACAGTATTTGATCCACCCCTCAACCGCCTTATCGTCGTAGTAAATTCCGGGGTTGGCAATCAAGTCATCAATCCGGTTCATCTCCATCGAGACTTCCTTGCAAACCGGAATCTCTCCTCGGATTACCGCATCTCGAAACCGACCGTAGTATTTTGGGACAGCAGTGTTCGACAGGGCCATCAGCTCACCTACTTTTTCTTCGGGCCGCCGCTAAAGATGGCATTCGCAAATTCCTGCGGGCTGAACGACTTCGTGATGGCCGCTTTTCCAGCATACAGCAGAGCCCCACTGGCGGCGGTTGTCAGCACCTTGCTCCCAACATCCTTAAGAATTTTCTGGGCATAGACGCGTCCCGAGTTTACCTCTGCATTCGTGAGCTCCCTGAGTTGCTTCTCCAGTTGAAGCCTCTCAATCTTTTGCTTCAACTGGGCGTTGGTGAGGGTTCCCCGATTTTTAGCATCGGTACGTTTCTTTGTTGCCGATGCCCGCTGCTTGCCCGCCGTGGTCAGACTTCCGTCAGCATTTTGGAATCGTCGGACGCCCCATTTCTGCCCTTTGATACCATGGTGCTGGAGTTCATCCATTTTGAGTATCCTCCTCTCCGCTGTTGTCATCCCCAGGACTCGCCGCAACAGAAAGCCGCCACTCGAACTCTCCGATTTGCCGATTGATCGAGTCAATGGCTGCGGAGCTGAGAGGCGGGTCGAATAGCAGTTTAACCTTAAGATGCATATAGGATTTTGCGAGCGAAAAACGATTTGCGTCCTTCCCGATGAAGTCAGACCACGTCTCGCTTTTGCCTGTGATGGAGAAACCGTTGGCCGGCCCGACGCCAATCTGTGTTAAAACGGAAAACACAGAATTGATGTGCATGATGAGGTCCGGGTCGAAATGAGTATAGCTCTCATCGATGCCCAACAGTTTCTTAATTGACGTCAGGATGCTTTCGATAGTCTCCATAGGCTCACTCCTAACGCCGGAGCTGGATGTACTTCTTCATACAGAAGCCCTCAATGCCGTCCGAGGTGCGAACCTTGCAGAAGAGCTCGGTAGAGCCCTCCATGTCGACGTCCACCTGAGTCAGCGCGTCGACAATAGCCACAACCGGGGCATCCGGGTCGGGTTCCTTGCGCACGTTAAGCCGCAGACAGTCGGTCACGACGCCGATGAACGGCTTCTCCGAAACGGGCTGCTTTACCGGAGCCTCCTTTACATCAGGGCGAGGCGTTCGGTTTTGGGAATTGTTTTGCATGACTTGTCGTCCTCCTTTATTCAATGTTTCCAGGGACAGGTATCGTTTCTTTCTCTTGGGATAGGGGCTGTAATCAAAAGGGTTTCGTCGCCATAGTGAATCGCTTGGTGGGTCTCATGAACGGTGGCGATAAGATACTCCGGATTGAGTAAAATGTCGCTTCGACTCCGGATATCCTCCGGCCTGATCGGGTTCATGTGATGGATCAGAACTCGACCGAATATCTCATGCCCGGGAATGCCCAAATCACAACCGGCATCTCTGGCAATGACAATATCCCTTACCCGCCTCCATTCTTTCGAGCGGTAGAAGTATTGGTTCATGTAGCGGTCAAATCCAAAGGTTTCCTGACCAACAACCCCATCGAGGCGCAAATATTGAAAACGCTCCTCAAATGTTGGGAGTAGAACCAGCTCGGAGTAGCATCTAATCTTCTCCATCCGGGTCCTCCTCCTGTCCACTATAGCTTTTCATGGCGTTGACAGCATTGAGGTACAGCTCCTCCATGCGGGCTCCGGACTTGATCGACTCGGCCTTTGCCGCAGCCAAATCTCTCTGCTTTTCTAACAGTTCTTTTTCGATCTGAGCCCTCATAGATCCGAGCTTGAGAAAATGAGAGATAACTTGAGAGGAAGCTGTCCCTTCGATGAGCTGTTTTTCGGCAAGGTCGACTGCCAGCGAAATCAACTGCTGCTCTCTGGCCTCTGGCGTCAAAGCCGCACGTCTCTTTCCCACAGCTTTTGCCATCCTTACCGCCTCCTCTCGCTAAGATTGATGACGATTGCTGTTGCGTTTTGGTAGGTATTGCGATGGTTAGGGCAGCGTTTGAACGAGCCCGCATAAGCTGTCAAACCGGTCGGGCAGAAAGGAGAACCTTCGTGGAGGTGACGAAAGCTCCCGACGGGAAAATGTCAGCCTTGTGGGCTCGTTCAAACGCTGCCCTGGGTGAAACTGTTTTCCAAAAATATCCCCCGGGGAATTTT